CTAGTTAATTGAATCGTACTCTTCTTGAAGTTTATCAATCTCTTCGCATAAAAAATCATTAAAATCATCCGATTGAAAATTAAAGTTTTTCAGATAATTATACTCGTTTTCAATAAAAGGATTATTATCTTCATGTTTATCGAAGTCTTTTCTTTTGAAATAGTGATGAACCAAGTCATTTCTTTTTCTCAAAATATCTTCAAGTTCACTTAACTTTTTTGAACTCACAATATTAGATTTCTTAACTATATTGATGACCTGTCCTAAAGTCTTATTACCTAATTGTTTGGATAGTTCATCTGCCTCATTTTCTGCCTTCTCAAAGACTTTGTTAGGTACTGAATCTGTTTCATCAAAAACAGATAAGATTTTCTTTAATTTTATGAGCTCAACTAAATTATATTCAATGTATTGAACGGTTTTCATTAGTTTTCCAACTTCTAATGCTATATAATCATGGTTTGATAAATTGTTATACATAACCTTTCCCCTTTGTTCATATTATTCTTCTAACCTTACTTCATTGGAGTATATAGTGGTTAAATTAATTTTGTATGTTTTAATATCAATGCTATATTGATATAAATTGATTTTTTCTTTGAAACAGTGTTCTTTCATAAACTCAATCAATTCAGAGGATGCTTTTGCTCCTAAGTAAATACTCGAGACACAATCAAAACTAACTTCTCTTCCATCGCTAACTTTAGAAATAATACGCCACTCTTTTTCATATCGCCAAATTTTTGATTTAGTAACAAGTGCTCTTGTAAAATATCTATTTGCATTAACAGCAGCTTCAAGTTTTTTATCTTTTATACTAAATGATGAAACTATATTTTTATCTATAATCGGTCGAACATCAGTATATATAACCGGCACTATTTGTGCTGCTATCTTTGGGTTGCTTTCCACTAGTGAATCAAAATCATATTCAACACAAAACCCTTTATGCTTATTAGCATAATGTCCCCACATCAAAGCATGATCATGAGTCTCCGAAAAACATGAAACGCCAATACTATTATCTATATAATTTGCCATTTTAATCGATAGATCAGCTAAAGTTTGATTCATTTTGTTAACAGCCTCATCAACGATACTTCTGTCCATACCAAAACTTTCTACTTGTGAATATAATACATTTTTATCAAATAAATTATCTTTTTGATCTGTAGATATAAGTGGAATTTGAACACTAGGATCAGTTAGCTTTCTGAGATTATCCTCATTCAATAATCCTGTTAAATTATCAATGTTTTTTTCTGAGTATAAATCTGGATTAACTAAATGACTAAATAATTGTTTTGAGAAAACCTTATCAGATAACACTTTCAACATAATCTCTTTTCCCTGTTCATTACTTCTCATTCTGATTAACTCGTTATAGCGTTGCTCAGTAACTGCATAATATGAGAAAATATCCTTAAAAAGCGACTCATCCATTTCATTAACTGTAGCCTTAAACTTTGAGTAAGTGTCAAGATCATTCCTAGAAAATTTAATCTTATCGACACTCGAATTCTCTAAATATTTATCATTAAGCATGCCCAACATTAGTTGGTCATATATTACCTGGTCAGAAAGGCCCATAGAAGCATCAAATGGATCATTAAACTCGCTTGGCATTGATAAGTAGACATTCTTATTGATGAGATTAATTATACTATAATTGTCCTTAACTTCTTTTTTAATATCAATCGGACAGTATTTATATATTTTTTTGTTTTTTTCAAATTTCATCAATAAGTATTTAGAAAACTCATCATCGCTACTTAAATCAAAAAGCTTATCAACTATATACCTTGCTTTATTTGGTTTCAAAAAATCACCTCGTTCTATAACATGATTTCTAAGTTAAACAAATCAACCCTGTTATATTTGAATCGAATTCACTTTATCTAGTACACCTATTCGTATTTGATTTGGAATTACCGTCTTAACTCCAAAATGCTCTAACATCATTTTGTGTGCAAATGCTATTGCATCTAACTCTATGTCTTGTATTAAATAGACATCATCAGAACTATCATCAAATCTAGATTTATAATCATTCGTCTCTTTAGTCCATAGAGCTTTAGTTGCAGAATCTATCTTTATGTTGCCGTTATATCGATCATTGATAACTTCATGTTGAAAAGCATGTCTGGATTCATGAAAGCAAGTAACCATAACCTCTAGCCACTCTACTGATTTTAACCAGGTTTCATTAAAACCTACAATATTATCATCTCTTAAAAATACTGCATTGATGCCTTTATTATTAATATCTTCATTAACAAAAAAACGCACCTCTGGCGTTTTGATCCCTAAAATCTTAGATGCAATCTCTACGCCTGTCATAGCTATCTCATAATTATCCATGCATACCCCCAGAGTTGTGTTTGATTATTTTAAGTATATCATATTTCATTATTTATAAAAATACAAAAAAAGCAATTGCAGGATTTCACTCATACAATGGCTTTGTGTTGTTCTATAACTAATTCTATTTATTTTGTGTTAACAATTTCTCAGCAATGATTTTTTCAGCTTCTGATAGTGTTGATTTTCCATGCATTTTATTACTAAAAGATATATACTCATCAATGATTGCTTCAATCTTACTTTGATTATCCTCTACAAAATGTAAAGCTTTCTCAGTTGATCCTGTAAGATTTGAAACCCACTCACTAAGTCTTCCAATAACCGCATGTTTTTTATCATCACCATTTAAGTATGCCTCACCTTTAGATTTAGCAAGTTGGTTCTTCTCTTCAACAATCATAATAAACTCTTTGATTGTTTTCTGAACTGCCTCGTCAAACACGATGTCTTTTGCTTTTGTAATAAGTTCTGCTACAACCTCTGATGACTGTTTAATATCGTCTTTAACCTCTTTAATGACTGAGGAAAGGCTTTTATCATCCTTAAATTTTGAAGTGATGTATAACGCTAATAGAGTGATATTAATCACTAGTAATATGATTTCAAGTGTTGTCATTGTTTTGTCCTCCTAGACGTTTATAAATATTAACTTGTGAATCCTCTAATCTGGATACACGATGCTCTAAGATATTCACATCCTTCTTTAAAGATCTGATATCTTGAGAGTGCATTTCAAGTAAGTTGAGCATCTTGACATTCTGTCTATCTATCTTTTGTAAGTTGTTCAAGATTTCCTCATTGCTTGATTTGCTTTTTTTATCTTGCCTATTAAATTGTTTAATCGTTGTGAGAATAACTACAACCATGGTTACGATCCAATAGATCAGATTTTCCATTCTAAAAAATGTAATTAAATTATCCCAATCCACTACCCATCATCCTATCTTTATAATCTATTAAATACTGAAGTTCTGTTTTTAGCTCATCAAGGTATCGTTTGCCTATCTCATTATTCCAATTTCTTTTATAATCTATCATTTTTGTATACCAGGGTTCTAAGACTGTTAAGTTATAGTGTCCTGTTTTATCAAAATTATCAACCATACCTCTTAACCTAAAGATATGATAATGTGATTTTAAGTTTTGACTTAACTCAAATCTCATCATTCCATAATCAATTTGTGCTTTAAGATGATTTAACATGAACTCTTTAGAATCACAGTTTTTGACACTATCAAATTCTGAATTAAATTCTGGATCTAGATAGATGACATTTGAATCAATGCTCATCAGATTATCTGCACTTGCTCGATGGTATGAAGTAATAGTTTCATCAAAATGCTGTCTTTGAATAAACCTTTCTTTAGAAAAAATAAAGAAGTCAACCTTATCTAAGTTTAAATGAATATTACCGTTAAAGTTATCAAGTACAACTGTAATGTCTTCATCGCTTTCTTCATCTTCTAATCCGTATGCAATTGATCCGCCATAGTAAACCAGTAGAATTTTTGAACTTGGAAATAAGCTTTGTATTTGATTAAGGAGCTGGCTCATCAGTTTCACTTACTTCTTCTGGTATTACTGGTTCAATTACATCAAAGTCATCTGTTGCATCTTCAAAACCTACTACATTTTCTTTTAACCATAAATATCCTCGTTCAATCGGATTTGTTTCTAAGAATGTATTAAAATCACTTTGAGGGATTTCAATATCGATCTCTTCAATAGGTTCACTCAAATTTCGTCTAGCTTCTTTTGATAGATACGTTGCAACACATAAAATAACTTTCCTACTGGTATAACTAATATTAAATGCCGTAATCCTATGATACGATGCTTGGACTCCAAACTTAGTATCTAGTTCTTTAATTATCGCCATATGATCATCTACTTTCTTTTCATTCTATATACTGTTATCGACAAACTATCAGGTGAACCAAGATTCAATCCAGTGTTGATATAAATCTGACCAAGATTACCATTAACAGAATGTACAAAATCGCATGATTTAATCGTTGTATCACCTTGTCCTGACAAAGTCGTTACACTTTTTCCATATGCATTCCACTGAGCATTATCACTCAAAGAAGCATTAAATGTGGGTGACAGATCAAATGAAATCACTTTTGTTATTCCACTTGTTATGGTAGGACTCGACTCATAACTATCTTCAATATATTGAACAGTCGTATTTCTAGCACTTCGTGTTTGATACACGCTGCTTTCTGTACTGGCATAATAGTTTAAATAGCTACCAAGCAAAGTTGAAGATGCTGCAGTTCTATAATAAAAATAGGTATCAGAAATATCTGCAGATGCGCCTGAAGTTGATGAGATGACATGAATCTTATAAATATAATCTGGATCAAAAGCATAGTTTAATGTATGTGTATATGCATAACCCTCGTAGGTATAAACAAGTTCAAGTTCTCCACCAATCTTTACAACCGATGATGGTGTTCTTGCATAAAGAGCATTATTGTTATAATCAAACGCTAGTTCTCCTAGATAATTAAGTTGTGCAGTCGTGGGTTTAGCAGTACCTCTTTTAACCCTTATGATAGCCATTAATAGGTTCCACCATCAATAATCGATGTAGGTTGTAACACTTTACTTGAATCAATACCAATCGAGTATTTAATCATCTGTGGGGTGTAATTAGAGTCAATCACTTGATTAATCTTTAACCCATTTCCTATAACAGCTGCATCAAATGCTGCTTGTGATGCAGAAAAATCGGAGCCTGCACCACTAACAACTCGTGAGTTCATGATGTTTGCTATGACATTTCGCTGAGTTTCCGTTAAGTGAAGATTGCTCGCAACATGGGCATTATACGTTGATGATGCTACGCCACCTAACCCTACAAGAGTAATAGATACTGCACCTGTTGATCCGTTGACACTCGTTACCGAATCGGTAGGTGTTAAAAGTTCTTGCCAGTTAGTAAGCGTTGAATAAGGTGATGCTTTAAGAATAAAGGATTTGTTTAAGTCCGTTCTAACCGCAACGTCACCTTCTTGAGCGGTTGATAAAGCGAGCATTGCTGTTTGTGAAGCAACAACAAACGTATTTGTCATCGCAATTTTTGGAACAACACTATCAGCTAGTTTTCCATTTGCATCGAGTATTGGAACATTGCCATTGCCAGTTCCTGTATTTTTAGTTGCAGCCGTTCCTAAACCCAAAGCAGTTATCTTTGTATCAATTTGTGTATCTACCTTGCTTGCAGACGGAATTTTTAGATAATCACTATCTGCAAGTGGTACGGATACTGAAGCCGTTTTATCTGCCTTTGCAATATAGAGATGCTCACCAGCAAAATCAACTAATGGTTCACCGGCTTTAACACTACCGGTTGTTCCTACGAGTGGACCTGTCCCAGCAGAGGTTCTTCTTTTAATTTGAATCGTTGCCATTTATATCCTCCTATTTTTTTAAATATACTGATGTAATATTGTGGGTTGTATTACCACAGGAAAGAGTAACTACGCCACCCTCATATACAACTGATAACGAGTAATCACTACCAGCATAGCGGTAGCTCACATTTCTATTAGATCCAATATGAATGAATAGACTATCTCCTGGAAAGTTGATCACTGTAGTATTATTGATAAAAACATAAACCAATGATTCCGTGAGTTCTGTTGAACTTGTCCCAAAGAACTGATAGACTCCATTAGATACTTTGGTTAATGATCTGCTTTGAGGGATGTTTCTAATTAGAAGTTTTTGTTCTAAATCATTGATGAGCGTCTTTGGACTGATTATAAATTTCCTTTGATAGACTTGGTTAAGTGTTACTGAGGTTGTTGTTTTAGTATATGCACATAAAACAAACTCATAGAGACCATCACTATTGATTAAATTCGTAAGCGATAACGATGGATAACCACCTGTTTGTTCTTTTAAGTATAGATTCACTTCATTCGTTGATGTGTTCACACCCAAAATGACATATCCACTTTTACTTGAATCCGATGTGACACCGATTGTCGTTTGATTCTCAATATAGATAATCCTGCCATAAACTGATACATAACCATCTTGAAATGTGATGGTGTTATTGGCAAGTGTCATTGAACATTCATTATTTAACCCTTTTAAGATACCTACATCAAATGAATTAAAGAAATGATACAAATCTGCATCAATTTTCGCAGTGACATTGCCACCTTCAAATGTTATTTTTTGTATACCCATTAAAATTTACCTCCATCTAAATCTGTATTGGTAATTGAAATATGACTCACCTGTTGTGATTTTGCTTTACTCAATAGTTGTACCTTCTCTGTTAACTTCACTCTGTATTCACCCAGAGTGATCTTCGCAACTTTTAATGTATCTTTGAATACAAGGCCAGTTACGACTGTGTCATAGGTTTTTTTGTTATGTTTAAATGAAATATAATCTCCTAAATTAAAGTTCTTAAAAGGTATGAAAACTTGATTGTTCAAATCCAGGTTAAATGTGATCTGATGATCAAGCTTTGAAGTTACCATTTCGCTTCTTGCTTTTGTTTGAAGAGATTCATATTCTTGATCACTATAAATGAATGTTTTTGTCATCACTGCTTGATATCTTAGAGTGTGATTCATATCTGTTGTGATATTACCATCTGTTAATAAGTAAAAAATCATACTTGATGTATGGAGTTGATTATCACTTCTTGGATAATAGATAACTTTATTGATAACCTGGCTCGATGAATCATTAGTTACAACATTTAATATAGAGGCAAAGTTGCTTTTCATCACAAGTCCTTCTTGGACATTCACAATCTTAAATAGTATATTTGTGATTCTACCTCTTAGATAAACGACTTCTGTTTGAAAGCTGATACCATAGCTTTTTGAAACAAGTTCAAATATCTTTGATATATTATCGATTTTATCTGCTTCAAAGGTCAGCGTTCCTGTCACACTCGCATCTTTTTGTATTGTTAAATAATCTAAGTTTTGCAGTGTATCTTGGTTCGTTTTAAAGTTAGAGGATATGAGTTGATAAAGATAATTGATCAAGTCTCCTGTGAAACTATGCACTAAAATATCTAGATTAAAGATTTCTCTAAAATCGAGAGTTCTGATGATCGTTGTATGATCATCTTTTTGTTCGATACTTTCTAAGATACCGATGTAAGAAAATACATCATTCTTTGCGATAACGATATCCCCAATCGAGGTTTCGATACTTGTTTTATTTAACTTGAAGCTTGACCGCTGAATAAGGACCATATCTAAGATGATTTCATACTCTTTACCAACTGGTGCATAGTCTTTATAAGCTAGTGTCTTCCTATCTAAAAATATGACTTTCATATTAAATTCCTACGTAACCTTCAAAAAGTGTGACTCTACAAACCGTTGTTGAACTAACACCTGGCTTAAATTCAACTTCATAGTCTCCATGACTTACAAATAAGAAATTATCAGCTTCAAAATCCTGCATACCATAGACGTCATATGTGGTTCCATTTTCAATCATTGTCATCACTTGTTCACTAGGATTAGATATGACTTTTAATGTTGCATCTTCTGATTCAATGTATAATTTTAGCCTTTGTATAATGTCCCCATTCTTTTTTACAGTAATTTCAGGATTTGAAAAAGCACCATAAATCTCAATATTAAGTGGTGCTTCATCTAATCCTTGATTGGTAATATTGGTTATACCCTGATAAGAGTTTGCATAGACAAATGGATACTGATATGGGTAAACTTTGCCATAACTACTGCCATTCGCAACAATCTCATAGGTTTTCTCTTTTATCCAAAGCGATAGTTTTTTAAAGATAATCTGACTTTGAATTGTGCCACTTACAAGTTCCGCTTTCGATAGGCTTGAAATATCAACTATCGTATATGCTTTGAAAGCTGGAGTGATGTAGTGCAGTTTATGTTCTTTCTTTGATTTAGATAAGTAATCCACAAATGTTTTATAGCCTTGATAACCCCTTAAGAAAATAAGAGTTTCACTAATTTCAGACAGTGGTATTTGATATTCTGATTTCGCATAAATGCGGTTATATTCTAGATATTTGATATCGAGTGTAAACCCAAGACCACTTGCTTGGGTAATGATTGTTTGAGTTCGGTGATCAAAGTAATAGATTTCACCATATTCATTTTCTAAGTAGAACTGTCTTATCAAATCACATTACCTCCTAGCGCTCTATTGATGGAATCGATATCAAATGTTGGAGATGTAGTATTGATAGTAATGTTGTTCGTACTAGTTGATGATGAACTAGAGCTTGAATTATTGATAGTGCTTGAACCTTTCAAATTAAAGGTATCACTAAAGAATCCTCCAACCTTACCAAAGAAACCACCAACTTTATCTGCAGCTTTACCTGCAAAATCACTGATACCTTTTGTCACATTCGATGCAATATTACTGATACCTTCAGTGACACTACCGAATACATTTTTAATCTTCCCACCAAAGTCACCAATCTTAGAAGGTAGATCACCAATCCACTCAAATATTTTTTGAATGAACTCTATTATTTTTTGTACGACTTTTAAAATTGGATCTAAAACTGTTTTTAAGATTTTTATTGCTGGTACTAGGACAGCTTGTAAAATTTCACCAAGTGTAATAACTAGCGGTGCTAACATTTCTAATATCTCGGCAAACATACCGACTTGCATAATCAAAGGCATAAGTATGACATCTAAAATAGGTACTAGTAAATCAACGAGCATCACTACAAGCTCAATGATGACATCTAGTATAGGTTGTAATGCAGTCATCAAAGCATCGACAATCGATAAAATCGGTGGTAGAAGCTGCATAAAAGTTTCCATGAGCCTATCAAGCAATGCTTTAAACTCTTCACTTTGTAGTAAAGCCATTGCTAAAATTGCGATTAGCACGCCGATACCAAGTGTAGCAAAGTTTATACCTGCTCCTGCAAAAAGCCCCGCAGAACCGACACCTTTAAGCGTCATGGCCACAATATTTAAGAGTGGTCCAACCTTACCAATAATCGCTAGAACCGGTCCAACTGCAGCGACCAAGCCTATGAGAGTTGCGACAATCTTTTTGGTATCTGAATCCAGATTATTCCATCTAAAAACCCAGTCTTTGACAACTGAGATCATTTCATCTCTTACTTTAATAATCAATGCTTGCAGGATAGGCATCATGGTTGTTGCAATATCTACACCCAAACTTGATAGAGCTTGCTTCGTACGATCTAGCGCATCAGTAAACTCTCCTGCTTGTGCAGCTTGTTCATTGGTAACAATACCAAGATCTCTGGCTTCTTGTCTTAAGTCTCTAATCGTGGAAATCTCACTAGAAAGAATAGGTATAAGTTCAGTCCCAATTTTCTCTCCGAAGAATTCATTAGCAACACCTACTCTTACTGCTTCATCTTCTACTTTGCTTAGTGCTTCACTAATAATTTCAAATGCCTCATCAGCATTCTTACCCTTTAGATCATCAACAGTTAATCCGATCAAAGCTAAACTATCAACGACTTTATCAGCATTACCTGTAGCAATGTCACCTAAGATACCATTGATTTTAATGAATCCTTTATTCAAGCTTTCGGTTGACGTTCCCATGATTGTAGCAACATGATTCCACTCTTGGAAAGCTTCTGCAGACAAACCAATCTTTTGAGCAGTATCACCGATAGTATCAGCAGTATAGGCTGCTTTGACTGAGAAGGCTGTTAAAGCAGTAACGGCTCCTAAGATAGGAACCGTTACAGATTTTGTGAGTGTTGAACCCAGCTTACCAATTTTATCAAACTTAGCATTGCTTAATTCTTGGATTTTACTGTTGGTTTTACCAAGTTCATTGTTTAGCTTTGATAGTTCAGCTTCAGTATATTGGACATTTCGCTTTAGCTTATTAAATTCTTCCTGGCTCATATCACCAATTTGAACAGCTTTTTTAGCTTTTTCTAATTCTAGATTTTGAGTGTCAAGTCGCTTCTTTGTTGTCGATAAGATATCGTTAAGTTTATCTTGCTTCGATTTCCACAAATCAAGATTAGAACTATCATATTTCAAATTGTTATTAATTGCTTTTAGATCTTTGTTTTGTTCTTTAAGATCCTTTTTTATATCATTGAGTTCATTTTCTAAATCTCTACCATCAAGGCTAAGCCTAATATTTAAACCCTTTACTGTTTCAGCGATATGAATCACCTCCTGGGAAAAGAAAAACACATCGGTTGGATGTGTTTGTTTATCTTGATCAGACACTTCTATTATCTAATCGTCTGTTTTTGATAGTTTTCTTATTACAACATATGAACTGATTGCCCATGTTATGACTAATAAAACAATATTTAATGTGCCATTATCATTTCCGATCCAATTGATCAATAGAACAAATAAAACGATGATATTAAATAATATGATAAAAATCTTTGAGTTCGTATATAATCCTTTTTCGAGATGATCTTTCAATAGCTGACCAATCATAGCGATAAATATGCTAGTTCCATAAAAAACAATAATAGGTCCAATTACTCCAATTAAGACACTTATTAATATTTCACCAACCATAAATATCGACCTCACTTTATGAAGTATTTTAACATATAATGCTTATAAGTGAAATATACTACAACAAAAACTTATCAATATCCGTTTGTGTTCCATATTTAGATGAATTATTTCCTTTTATAACTTTCATTTCTAACCCTACAATCTCAAAGTAGGTATCTAGATCAAAAGATTTTGTATCTTCGATAGACAATCCCAAATGAGCAAGATTAAAGATGACATTTGCTGTGATATTATCTATTTCTTGACTACTTTGATTTTGTGATTGGTGATGTGCTTTTCTGAAATGTTCCGAGCATTTCACCTATCGTATTCGTTAGATTTTCTAATTCGTTTTGATTGCTTAAGAGTGAAAAATCTAATGACATTAAAAAGTCATTATATGATTGTTTACTAAAAGGTCTATGAAGGACATAAATAATTCTAAAGATTGTATCGATTACTGTCGATAAATCTTCTTCTTTTTTCGTATTTGATTTCTCTAGCTTTTTAATGTCGCCAAACAACTCTGTTGAAAATACATTACGATAATCAATGATTGTAAAAAGTGATGAATGCAAGCGATAATCTGTATCGCCCAGTTTAAGTGTTTTTTCCATGTGATGCTCCTTATATGAATGTTGGTAAAGCTGGTGCTGTTGTTAAAAACGTATTGTAGTTAACATCTCCTACACCTGCAATGACTCTTAAGATCAGATTGTTTCCCGCTTCAATTGGTCTTGCAGTAATACTAAGTTCAATTGAGTTAGCTTCAATTGAATCTGCTTTTGATTTACTTGCATCACCAGTTGGTGTAGCTGTACATAAGTAATACCAAATACGTCTTGCTTTTTGATCACCTTGAATTTCATAACCAAGTGCGAATGTTTTCGTTTCAGCATTTACAATTTCTACTAAGTTCCCATTGGTATCTTCTAAGAAGCCAAAGATATCTTTTTTGAATGCTTCATCAATTTCTGTAAATTTGATTGTTACATTTGATCCTGAATTTGATACAAGTGTTGCGATAACTTTATCATCCGCATAGACTTGAGAATTTCCTCCAATAGCTTCTGTTGTAATCTCTTGTGCACCTTCTAGTCTTTTCGGTGTTGCAAAAGTCCAACTTCCATCTATGGTTTGTGTTGCGAGTGCATAGTGCACATTGGTTAAGCCGAATGTTACTTTATTACTCATTTATATAACCTCCATTTTGATTTCATATACACGATTTATTGAACCGTCTTCATTTTGGTACTCATTTAGCATTTGAAATGCATACCCTGCTAAATACAAAGACACCTCAAGCTTTTCTTCTAGCTCAAGGTTCTTTCTTTTTGTGATTAGGTTGATTTGAATTGTAAGAATTCTTACCTTCACTTTATCATCAGCATAAATAGTCCCACGATTAGATATCTCTTGGTAAACAATATAGGTATCACTTTGAGCCAAGTTTTCTTTAGTACCATAGCTCACTTGTCCTGGGCACACATAATTTAACGTTTGATATAGCGGTTCATAGATTTCTCTCACATTAATCACCTTTTTTAATTATTTCTTTAATAGCTTCTAGCATCTTTGGAGTAAATAAATCATATGCTGGTCTTAAAAAAGGCTTAGGACCGATATATTTACCACTTCGATGTGTATATCCGAATTCAAGTAAGTGTGTTAAACCACCTTTTCCTTCAGAGTAGATCGATATACTCTTATTAATGCCTGATCCTGTTTCAACTTTTGTAAAAGTATCTGCAAAAGCGTTTCTGTTACCACTACGTGGCGCATTATTTTTTATAAAGCTAATGATTTCATCAGCAGTATCATTTAAGCGATCTTCGAGTTTTGGAACAATGTCATCTACATAAGAGTTTAAGATCTGTGTGATCGCATCACCAAGTTTATCCAAGGTAGTCAATGATATCACCTAACATAATTGTTGTTCTTTTTAAGTAGAGTTCAATGAACTGTCCAGCTTGATAGGTTCTTTCAATCTTATAGATGACACTACCAATATCCACATACTTAGAACCATCATAGACAATCCCTTGTACTTTAACTGCAATATCAATTCTGATATCTGAACGTTTACTTTCGTAATATTCTCTTGAAGTAATCGAAAAATTGATACCAAGGACTTCTTTTTTTGATTTAAACTGATAAGTCATCACACCCATGGTGTTTTGAATCATCTCCAAGGTTAGTAAGTGCATTCTTATATTGGGGGAATTCGGATACATGTTATGCGCTCCCTTTTGTTAACGCGAGTTGACCTATCAGCATATCAAATGACTTGGGTAGTTCTTTTGCGCTTCCATCGTTTTTAAAGCCATAAAATGTCTTCACATAAATAATAATGACTGTACTAACCATTGG